ATTTGCACCTCGATCAGGTCGCCCGCCGCCGTGGCGGCTTGCAGGGCGCGGCCGCAGTGCTCGTCGGCGTCGCCGGTGACGGCATGGCCTTCCGCGCCGGGCTGGACGAAGGCATGCAGCGCGATGGCTTCGTCGGCCTCGACGATGTAGGACCAGCCGGTGACAACGGCAATCGCCTCGCCAGCGCGGCCGGCGGTTTCGGAAACGCCGATGGCATCCTTGACGCCGCCGGTGGTGGCGGCGTAGCCGCCGTTGTAGGCGATGAAGCGGTTGGCTGCGACGTCGACGGTCAGCACGCGGGTGGTGGCGTGCAGTTTTTCAAACTGGCTCATTTGGCGGCTCCTTTTTTGGCGGTGGCCTTGGGTGCGGTGGCGGCAGCAGGGGATTCCTCAGCCTCCCCCTCTCCCCGGCCCTCTCCCGCGAGGGGAGAGGTCGTAGCGATGGCTTTCAGCCGCAGCAACTGCTTGATGTCGGCGGCAGCTGCCGCTTCCGGCAGCGGGTCGCCGGGCATCAGGTCGACGCGCTTGCCGGCAACGGTGAGCGCGATGCGGGTTTTCGCTGTATACATAGTTGCATCCTCCTCAAGCCGGCTCGACGAACAGGAAGCCAGCCGCCGAAGTGGCGATGTTGGCGCTGCGTTCGAACGTCGCGCCGTACACCCAGGTTTTGCTGGTGTTCTCGTAGTACGGCAGTTCGGCGAAGGGATGGCCTTCCAGAACCGAGGTGAAGCCCCATGCCGGATCGGCCAGGCTCATGCTGCCGCCGACCGGCGGCACATAGGCGAGGATGGCGACATTGCCCCAGACATCATGCGCCACGTTCTGGCCGTCGACCCAGATGGCGTCGGCTTCCACAATACGCGGCACGCGCAGGATGGTGGAGAGGTCGGCCAGGGTCGGCAGGCCGATGCGGTCGGTGGGGAAATAGGCGCGAATCTGCTCGTTGCGGTACAAAGCCGAGAGCACATTGGGCGAGACGATCAAGGTATTGGGCCGGCGGCCCGTTTTGGCGCGGATGGCGTCCGAGGCGCCGATGATGTCATCCACCGGCTTGCCGGTGCTGGCGCTCCACTTGGCCGCGCCGGTCAGCGTCAGCACGTTGCTGGATGGGTACTGGCCCGCGTCGGTGGCGAGCGCGGCGGCTTCGACCTCGTAGCCGAGGGTGAGCACGCTGGATGCCGTGGACATGGCGATTTGCGACACGTCCAGGTTGCGCGGCAGGCCGAGGCTGAAAGCGCCCTGCTGTTCCTCGATCCATTCGCGCGGGATCGGCACTTCCACCGAATGCTGCTCGACGGTGTAGACCGCGCCCTCGTAGCTGACGGTGATGCGCTTGGTGTGAGCGCCCGGCGCGCGGCGCAGGTTGTACTGCTGCATCGCCTCGTTGCCGAGCTTGGGCACCATGCCCGAGCGCACGGCAAAGGGCAGGCGTGGGAAGAGAATTTCCGCCACCAGATTGCCCTGCGCCACCTGGGCGAGGAGCAGGCCGGTGAGGATGGGATTTTGCTTGAGGCGGATTTGTTCGAGAGTCATCGGCATGGCATCAGGCTCCAGCGGTCACGACGGCACGCACGGCGTCGGCGTAGGGGATGGACTTCTCCGCCGCGAGCTTCCTGGCGGCGGCGTCGATGGCGGCATCGCCCTGCGGCTTGCCGCCGCCGACCTTGCCGGGGGCGAACTCGCCGAACTGGAGGCCGCTCTGCTGGCGTTCGATCAGGTTCTTGACGAATTCGACCGGCGAGAGCTTCCTCGTGGCGTCGCCCTCGGTGAACTCCACCGGCGCGGCGTCGGCCAGCAGATCGAGCACGGCCACCATGGCGCCGACATCCTTGGGCAGAATGTGGCTGGCGGCTACCTGCGCCTCGGCAAAGGCGATGTGCGACAAATGCCGCGCCTCGCGGCCCCTGGCCTCGATCTCGGCCAGTTGTTGCTTGATGGTGGCCAGTTCCGCGCGGGCGTTGTCGCGCTCGCCGACAGCCTCGGAAAACTGCGCTTTCAGGGCGGCCAGTTCCGTCTGCGCCGGATCGGCGGCAGGCGCGGGCTTGGCCTTGTTGTCGTCGCTCATCGGATTCTCCTGTAAGGACGGGTGGGATAAAGCGTGGCCGATCCTCACCCCCGACCCCTCTCCACTTGTGGAGAGGGGAGGCAAATCCCTCCTCTCTCCCGCTTGCGGGAGAGAGGCCGGGAGAGAGGGCTTGGCAATGTCCTCCGCAAAGGAGATGACACCATCGGCAGCGGAAAAATGAATGTCGCGCAGCCCTTTGACGGCTGGCGGATGGGCGCCGAGAAAACCGACATGGCGCAGGTAAAGCTGGCCGGGGGTCGGATTGGACGGGTGCTGCGGCGGATAAAAGGCTGCTGATCGTTTAGGGAAGCGCTGCGCCTTGACCATCTCGGCAAAGGCCGGGTCGACATCTCTGGACTTGGCATAAAGCCGCCCGTCCGCGACGTGGATAGAGGTCACCCACCCGTAGGCGGGCGCGTCGACAGAGGGATGCCCAACAACAATGGGGGCTTCGGAGAAGTCCGGTTTATAGCCGGCGGCGATGGCCGCTAAGTCGGCATCGGAAATATCCCACTCGCCGCCCGCGCGATCGCGGTGCGTGCCGGCGCGGAAAATCTCGAAATCGGGGAGGGTTACGGTTTCATCAGCCATGCCGCCATCGTGGCGGGCGCGCGGCTGGGGGGAAAATAAAACGTTTTATTTTTTGCAGGGTAAGGAGCGGATTTCAAACCCGCTCCTTGCAGGCATCACGTCGGCCTGTGCGTCGTCACGGTGTACCCGTCATGCTGCTCGACTTCCTTGACGCCGGCACCGGTCTTGATCAAAGCGGGCTTATGAGAAAAAGGCTTCACGGCGAGGGCGAGGAAGTTGCTATTCGTCGACACGCCGCTGAAGCGCATCGCATCGACCTCGACCTTGGCGCTATTGATGATGGTCTGCGCGACTTCACAAACGGTTTTGGCGCGCTCAATCTCCATCGGATTGTCTTTGGCGCGAAGGTCTTCCAGTGTTGAAAACAGGTGGTCGCGCAGGGTTTCAATCGTGTTCGACATGATCCTTCTCCATTTTGTTGATAACGCGGGTAATGGCCTTTTTCAGATTGACGACTTCTTTCAACTCCGGCGGCAGGCGATGGATGGTGTTACGCGCCATCAGCTCGCGCCGGGTGACCAGTTCCAGGTTGTCGACAGCGACATTCCTTTTGTTTCCGTCGCGGAATATCAGGGCGTGTCCTGCCGGCAGTAGGCCGTTGATGGCTTCCCAGTTGAGAATATGGACGCTCCGCCAGCGCCTCTGCATGGGCAGGCCATCGTTGACCTTGCGTTGCAGGTAGCCATCCTTGCTGATGCGCTCGGCGCCGATCGGCTGATAACGCGCGGCGGCAACGCCGCCCTGATGACCAGGCTTGAACTGCGTCGCCTTCATGCCTTCGTAACTCAGGCCCTTCATGCCCTTGTTCCATGACACATGACCCTTGCGAAAACGGGTTTCGGCACCGATAACGCCATTCAGCCGTCTGGCCTTTTCACTGGTGTAAAAGGCATCGCTCTTCTTCAGTCCGAGCTTCGCCGCCTTTCGATAAACCGCGCCCAGGCTGTAACCAAGGGCGGCAGCAATGGCGCCCGCGCGCTGATCAGGATAGTTCGCCTTCAGCATTTCGATCTCATCCGGCGTCCAGTTGTTGCGGGCGGCCATCATTCGTCCTCCTTAACCGGCGGCAACGGCAAGCTCATCTGCCGCCGCTCGCGTTCCAGCCGCCGCTGTTCCTTGACGATCTGCCAGGCGCGTTGATCAGAGATGCCGAATTCGCGGGCCAGCGGGCGCAGGTTGTTGCCGGTGAAGCGGCTCCACAGCGCCTGATCGCGTGCTGAGAGCAAGAGGTTGGGCAGGTCTTTTGGGAAATACACGTTGGCGCCGCCCATGCGCCGGGCAATGGCGGCGACCTGCTCGCGGGCGATCATGGCCGCCGCCTGTTCCCGCGCCGCCAGTGATTCGCCCAGCGCGAGCGCGTCGGCCAGCGCCTCGTACAAACATTCCGCCGTCTCCGCCAGGGTCGGATGCAGGGTTTTCGGCAGGATGTCGTAGAGGGGGGCGTAGTTCATCTGGCCATGCTCAACAGGGTCGACCGCAGCGCGGCGGGTTCGATGACGAATTGCCACAGCGGGTTATCCCTGTCGTCGGGACGCAGAACTGGGTCTTTCACGCAGAGCATTTCGTGCGGTATGAGCAGCAGGTGGTAGCCATCTTTCAGCTTGCCGCCCGGCGCGGTGGCGAAAAACGCGCAGTACAAATCCGGTACCAGCGCCTTGTTGCGCGCCGTGTTGAAACCCCAGCGGCCATCCGACGGGCGAATGGAACTGTATTTGACGTCTATGGTCAGGTCGCCCACCATGAAATCGAATGAGGGATTGTTGGGTTCGAGATTGATGTTAGCCGCCATCGCCTCCGGCACCAGTTGCTGAAATTCCGCTTCCGCCGCCGCGCCGAGCTTGCTGGACGAGGTGCCGTACTGCTGCTTGTCGTTTTCGCGCAGGAGCTTGGCCTTGCGCAGCCAGATGTAGGCGATGTACGGCGGACAGCCGGTTTCGACGCAAACGCCCTTGATGCTGCCAAGGCGCTTGTAGCACTCAAATATCTGGTCTTTGTTGTAGCTCATGAATCACTTCCCTCGTTGGCTGGCGCCGATTCGTCCAGGGCTTCCCAGGCGGTTAGGCAGGCATCGTAGGCGCCGCGTTCGAGGGCGTCGTGTAGGGGCGAATAATTATTTGCCCCTACGGCCTCCAAAGCGTCCAGGCGTTCGGCGAGCTTGGCTGGGAATATCCGCTCCGCCCATTTTTTCAATCCCTCGATGACGCGCCGGCACTGCCGACCGTTGAGCCAGTGCAGATCGTCGACGCCCGTCATGCGCTTGATGTAGGCAGCGAGCGCCTTTTCGGATGGGTCGCGGACGAGGCCAAGAGGCTGGTGCAGGAACAGCCACAGGGCGCGAATCTTGGCCGCCTCGCCGGGATCGGCCTGGGCGGCGCCGGCTAGCGGGCGGGAGACGGGGGCGGGTTTTGTAGGGGCGAAAAATTTTTCGCCCCTACGGCATTCGGCCTTATGCCGCACCTTGAAGCCGCATTTTTTCAAATGCTCGACCAGCTTGTAGAGGCCGGTGATATCCAGGTCTTTGGAACTGGCAACGCGGAATTTTTCGGCAAGCAGGGCTTTCCAGGCGGCATCGTCGATCTGGAGATCGCGCCGGGCGACGTGGATCAACTTGATGGCTTGAGCGCGATTCATGAGCACACCCCATACTCGGACGGCACCGCCGGCACGTTGTAGATAGGCGAGTGGCCGGTGAAGATGAGGGTTTCTATATGCCCGTCCGGGAACATAATTTCCATCGTCGCTGCCGCGCCTGAATCATGGCGGAATGTGACGCTCATTCCCGGCGGCAGCAGCCGTCCGATGTTGAGGATGGATGCCTTGAGTAAGGCAATTTTGTCGGCGTCGTTCATGGCTTTTTCCCGACGACGATTTGCCACAACTCGCGGCCATATTCCGGCGTGGCGATGTGCTCAGGCGGGCGCAGCAGGTCCCACATCGACCCGTCCAGATGTTTTTCGGCGGCGCGCAGGACGGCGATGGCGGCGCTCTGGGTGGACGAGGCGCGGTAGCCGGCGCCGGCCACTCTGGCCGTGTATCCAGCGGAGTCCATCTTGACCTTGACCGGGATGGTGTGCACCTCGCTCATCGCGCCACATCCACCTCAAACGGTTCAATCACAAAGTCCTCGACGCCGGTGACGATGGTGATGCCGGCGATGCCGGAGACGGCGTTCGGTTCGGCGAGCATGGCTTCCTTGTTCGGCTCTTCCCTGGTGCGGATGAAGCGCTTGAGGCCGAGCGCGCGGAGCGTTTCCAGCACCTTGTCGACGGCGCGGATGGAAACGCTGGGCGGGCGCTGGCGCCAGCGCACCAGGCCGGTAATCAGGTTGGCTTCCTTGCCGCCGCCGGTGAGCAGCGCGCTGCGGTTGGCTTCGCACCATAACTGGATGCCGGCGACGAGGGTTTCGATGCGGCCCTTGAGGGCGTCGATGCGGTCTTTACGCTCGGCGGTGACGGCGGCGAGGATGTCATTGATATCGGTCTCGATGCGCGTGAGTTCACGCTGGGCGTCGCCGAGCGTCTTGATGGCCTCGATGGTCTGTTCCTTGCTCTGGCAGACATAGGGGGCAGCTTTGGCTTTGATGGGCATTTTGCAAATTCCTTTCAGTTTTCAAGGGGCGTAGGGGCTGGCATCGCGGGCGGCGAGGCGGCAGGCGTTGCAGAGGCGGTGCTGCGGGCCGGTGGAGTTGAACGGCTGGCCGCAGCAGAGGCAGGGGCGTTTGCGCGGCAAGGGCGGTCGCTCGGGCCGCACGGAGCCGAACAGGGCATAGCGCACGCCCGACTTCGATTTGCCCAGCGTCTTGGCGATGGCGTAGATCGTCTTTCCGGCGGCGTGCATCGCCCGCGCCTCTTCCCGTTCGGCGGCGGTCCAGGTCATCGCCGCGCCATCCCGGCGGGTTCGGGTGTGTGGCAGGCCTTGATCCAGGCCAGCCGCCAGGTAAAGCCGAGGCGGTGGTAGTAGCGCCAGGCGAGGCGCAGACGGCGCAGGGTTCTCATCAGGTTGTCCATCTCACACCCCCGCGATCACTTGCCCGTCGACCTTCGGCCAGCCGGCGCCGGCTGCCGCGTTCATGGCGCGGGTGACGAGATTGCCGACGACGAGCGGGTAGCACATGCTGATGGCGTCGGTGGCCTTGCCGCCGCGCGGTATCCACACCAGGCGGGCGCGGATGGCATCCACCGCTTCCGGCGCCAGCACGCTGGCCAGATCGGCGCCGGCCCGCTGGAACTTGTGTTTCAGATAAGACTCCAGGTCGTTATCGAGCGGCGCGAGTTCGACGACTTCGCAGCGCTGCACCACTTCCCTGACCTCGGCCTTTTGCTCGGCCAGGCGCGCCTTCAATTCCGGCTGGCCGATGAGGGCAATGCCGAGCAGCCGGGAGAGGCCCTGCTTCAATTCCAGCAGGCGCTTCAAGTGCTTCAGGGTGGCGAAGGGCAGGCAGTGGGCCTCCTCGATGAGCAGCAGGGGCGAGACGCCAGCGGCGCGGGCGGATTTGAGGAGTTCATGCACCTGCCGCCAGCGGGCGTCGCGGGTGCGGCGCGGCGCGGCGGTGGGGTCGAGCGCCCGGATGATGGCCTCCGCAATCGCGCCGGATTTGAGCGTTTTGCCCTTCTGGTCGTTCTCCTCCATCTCGACGATGTAGGGGCGGATCACCACCACCGGCCGGTTTTCGTCGAGGATGCGCTGCTCCAGTTCTTCGACCAGGAGCGACTTGCCGGCCCCGCTTTCGCCGACGATGGCGACAAAGCCGTGATTGACCGCCGCATCGTGCAGGGCGGCGCGTACGTAGCGGATGTGCGGGCTCAAGAAAACATCCTCGCGGGTGTGGATGTCGTCGGCGAAGGGCGAGCGCGTCAGGGCGAAGTGCTTTTTGGCGGCTGGCGTGAGGTTTTCGAAGCGTAGTAACATGGAGTCCTCCGTAGTTGATTGCGATGCTGCGAGAGACGCCCCGCTCGGACTGCCATCCGGGTGGGGATTTTTTTGCCCATCAAAGTCCGCCCAAATGCGCCCAAATGCATTTTCTGGTGTCGTGGCGGGTGGTTGCTGCTTGAGCGCCTCAACGAAGCGCAGAACGCGCGCTGGCGCTTCGCGGTCGCGCTTCGGCCATGCCCCCTGGGTGAGCAGCCGGTAGCCGGCTGGCCGGCTGATGCCGACGGCCTTATAGAACTCATCGTGCGCGACGCCGTGATGGTCGAGCATGGCGCGCAGGTCGGCGGCGATGGGGTTGGCTCCCTCGCCCCGCTGGCGGGGAGAGGGTTGGGGTGAGGGGGATTTTTTGTCGGTCATCATTCGCCTCCTACCACCTTGAGCGCCGTCATCCAGCGCAGTTTGTCGGCCAGCGCCGCGAGGTCGGCCTCGGGCACGCCGTCGGGATACCACTCGCGGACGCGGGCGTTTTTGGCCGTATCCATCGCAACACCGGCGGCGACCAATGCGCGGGCGGCCTCGAAATGGGTGAGGCGCTTTGACTCGGCGGCAGCCACGCTGGCGGCGACATCGAGCGCCGTGCCGCGCCGCGGCATAAAGATGTGCTCCGGCGACTGATCGATGCGCTTGCCGGGATCGATGCGCCCGCCGAAGGGCACAGCCTTGGCCTTCTTCGCGGCTTCGGCGGCCTCGTCGGTAGCGACGCCGTAGGCATGGCGGCGCAGTTCCTTCCGGTGCGTTTCGGCCAGCGTGTCGGCTGGGCGTGTCCAGGTTTCGCCGATGACGTTGGCGTCGACGCGGAAATTGCCGGCGCCCTCGCGCACCACCAGCGGCGCGTCGAGCAAGAGTTCATGGCCCTCTTCGTCGCGCGTCACGATGGTGCAGGCTTCCGACTGGCCGGCGGCGTAGGTCACTTGCAGGCTTTCGCCAACCATGACGCGGGGCACGCCGCGCACGTCGTATTCGTTGCCGTCGAAGCGCACAGTCAGCGTGGCGCTGACCTTGCGCGCTTCCGGCGTGTGGGTGAGCAGCTTTTTGCACAGCTCGACCGGCGGCGCGATGCGCAATTGATCTTGCGCGATGGTCATCCAGCACGCGCTGCGCGTTTTGCCGTGGCGGCTGTGTTCGCGGTTGGCGTTGTACCAGGCGGCCCAGCGCCCGGCGGCGGCGTTGAGTTCATCCAGGTCGGCAACGGGGGAGAGGCGCAGGCCGGATTCAAAGCCGCGTTCGATGATGTCACGCGCCTTTTCCACCTGGCCGGTGGCGCGGGCATTGCCCGGCATGTGCGCGATCAGTTCCACGTTCAGGCGCCGCGCCAGGTTGCCGAAGAGGCCGCTGGTGTTGGCGCTGCCCATGTCCATCATGAGGATGCGCGGCACGCCGTGGCAGGGATCGCCGGGGCGCGGCTGGATGAAGTGGATGAAGCTGTCGGCGAGGTTGATCCCGCTCTCGGCGCCCATGACGTAATGCACGCCGAGCGAGCCGCTGTAGTGGTCGGTGCGCTCGTAGGACCAAACCCGGTCGGCCTCGATGCTTTTGAGATTGCCGGGCTTGTTCTTATAGAACCTTTCGCGCTCCATCACCTGCAAGCCAAGCTCGGCCTTTGAGCGGGGGCGCAGGTAGTAGAGGACGCACAGCGAGGCGTCGATCTGCCAGACGTGGTTCGGGTGCAGGCTCTTCAGTTCGACAGCCGGCGCCGGGCGGTTGATCTGGTCGGGGTGCAGGCGATAAGCGCGCAGCGCGGATGAAACGGCGCTGGGCGACAGCGGCAGCACCTCGCCGCTGGCCAGATCGAGCCGCTCGGCCCGCACCGCGTGATTGGCGCGCAGGATTTCCAGCGCCTCGCCGATCGACATGAGGCGCTTGCCCGTTTTGCGATGGCTTTCCATCAGGAGGGCGCTGATGGTCAGCGCCTCCTGGCGCGGCAGCGCCACTTCGCCCGCGTCAGCGCGCTGCTTGCGCCTGGGCGTCACCCGCACCGACTTGAGCCAGCGGTGCAGGGTGGGCAGGCTGCACCCCAGATCGGCGCAGGCGTCGGCATAGATCGCCGCCTTGCCGCCGTGCGGCGCGGCGGCAAGAGCTTGCGATACGGCCAGGAGGCGTTCCATGACAGAGGGGCGGGGCGGCATGATGGGCGCTCAACCGCCCCACTGCGCCACTTCGGCGGCGAGCTTTACGTCGGCGGCGGTGCTGACATCGGGCAGGTCGAACTCGTCGCGCAGCGTGGCCAGTTCGGCGGCCAACTGGCCGACCAGGCCGGCCATGAAGATGGCATTTTGGCCGCCCTCTTCGCCCGCCAGGGCGCGCAGCGCCTGGCGGAAGTTGCCGCGGATCAGACCGAGGGCATCGGCCATGATGGCCGAGGCTTCCTTTTTCGTCAGCGCCAGCGCCTCGTCGAGGGGCAGGCGGGAGATCATCAGCTTGTCGCGCTCCAGCTTGTCGATGCGCGCATTCTTTTTTTCCAGCAGTTCGGCGTCTGCCTCTTTATCGGCCTTGGCTTCGCGCAGCGCCTTGCGCAATTCCTTGACGCTCATGGTGGCGATGTCGTCGAGGGCGAGTTCGCCGGTTTGGCCGGTGAGCGCCAGTTCTTCGATCTCTTCGTCGTCAAGGACAATCAGTTCGAGTAGCTTGCTCTGGCTGTCGGCGACTTTGAGCAAAGTGGACGACGTCGTCCACTTTGACGCCCGGCGCGCCACCTGCATGTAGCGGTTTGCCACGCGCTGCTCAAACCTCAGCACCTCCAGCCGCGCCATGAATTCGCCGTGTTCACAGGCTTCTTTCAGGCAGATGAGGCCGCGCCCGACTTCCAGCATGGCTTCCGCCGTGCGCCGCATGTTACTGGCGATGTCGCGCTGGATCAGGTCGGCGTCGGCGCAATCGGCGGGCAGTTGATAGCCGAGCCGGTCGGCCACGGCGCGCACCGTGGCTTCGCGCTGGTTGTCATAGACGGCGAGTTGATTCAGGCCATCGACCACCGCCGGCAGACCGGGCAGGTCGATTGGCTCGGTGGGTGGTGTCTGGGGATTGGGTTTGCGGGCCATTTGTTACTCCTGAGTGGTCAGTAATCGGGTTTGCAGGTTTTCGAGCCTGGCGCGCTCGACGTCCAGGCTGCGCAGGATGGCGATGGCGTGGCTGGCAAGCTGCGTCGATGGACGGATGCGCCCGGTTTCGACAATGCGGGCGGCAAAGCCCTTGGCTTCCAGCGTGGCGATGTAGCGGGTGACGGCCGAAGGGTCGAGGCCGGTGGCCTTGGCGATGTCGCCGGGCGTCAGGCCATGGGCGAAGTGACCCAGCAAGGCGGCGAGCACGTCAAGCACCTTGCCGCCGGACTGGCTGGTTTGGCTGGGCCGCGTCATGGTTGCCCCCAGTTGTAGTCATTTCTCGCCACCATGTAGCGGCGGGCGGCAGCCGGGGAGAGTTCCGCCACCTGGCCAAGGTTGTCGATTTCCAGCAGCGGCTGGCCGTGGCGGTCGACGGTGTGCTTGACGCGCAGGGTTTTGATCATGGCCGCGCCTCCCGCCGGTTGTACGGCTGCTTGACGGCTACAGCCTGGCCAGCTTTGAGACAGAGAAAGACGGCGATGTTGTGAGAGGCGCCGCGTCGGCATTGCTTTTGCCCGCGCAGGATGGCGTCGACCAAGCTGTGGCTAACGCCGAAGCGCCGCGCCAGCTCGGCCTTGCTTAATCCCGTCTCATCCATCCATTGAATGGCTTGGGCGTGGGTACGAATGGTTTTCTTCATGGTGTCGTTTAGTTGCTGTTTGGTGATAAATTGACGAAATAGGCATTTCTTGCGATACGAAATGGACATTCCCACCCTGTTATCCACCGCCAATGCTGTTGCCGAGTTGGGCGGCCTGCTCGTCAAGGAGCGCGACCGCCAGAAAGCGGCGGCCATCCAGGCTGACTTCACGAACAAATTGCTCGACTTGCAGTCCAAGCTCAGCGAGGTGTTGGTCACCGTCATCGAGCAGCAGGGGCTTATCCTTGCCCTTCAGCAGCGCATACGCGAACTGGAGGCTGAAGCTGCTGAGAAGGACCGTTACGAGCTTGCCAAAGTGGGAAGTCAGGGGCAGTTCTTTGCCTATCGCTTGCGTCGCACTGCCGAACTTGAGAAGGGCGGTGGCGATGTCGAGCACTTCATCTGCCAGCCGTGTTTCGAGGGTGGCAAGAAGATCGCCCTGGTCGGCAACGGCGACGGTTACTTCGGGTGCCCCGTCTGCAAGCACGGCGCCCAGGTCGAGCCCGGCACTCCGGCGTGCGTGAGCGGTCGGCGCGATGACTCCTTGGATTTGCGAGGTTACTGATTCCATGGCTCGTCCTTATCTGTGTGTTGTTTATTGCAGTTGGTGAGATGATTGTAAGTACGCATTTGCGTACTGTCAAACCATTTTTCAGGGGTCGTATGAGTACCATTGGAGACAGGCTGAAGGTAGAACGGCAGCGCCTCGACATGAATCAGACTGAACTAGGCGCAATCGCTGGCGTCCAGAAGCAGGCGCAGCTCAAGTACGAGAAAGGGGAGCGAACACCAGATGCCGATTACCTCGCCGCCATAGCCGCTGCTGGCGCCGATGCCCTCTATATCCTTACTGGTCAGCGTTCAGGGCATGGCATTGGTGAATCGGCAGTGCATCAGGCCGTACTGGACGCGATAGACCTGCTGTCGTTGGAGAGTAAGGTCGACGCCAAACAGCTCGCTAGGGCGGTGGTAAAGTTGTGCTCCAGGTCTACAACAGGGGCAGTGTCAACACCGGCAAGGCAGGTATTCCACGGTCCGATCAACGGTGGCGTTGCTGGACGTGACATCGTGAACAAGAATGGGAAATGACCACCATGAAGCAGGAATTCCACGGCGAGGTCGGCCATGTTGCTGGCCGCGACATCATTTACGAAGCGCCGCAGATGTTGTGGGACTGGGAAACATCAGAACTGAAGCATGAATTTAGACGGTGTAAAGCCAAGCTCTGGAAGGTGCGCTTTGACATATTTTTCAGTGCCCCCTCCATTTGGCTCGCGGCAGGTACTCTAGCTATGGTATGGATGCTATTTTCCGGCATCTGGTTCAAGGTCGCAGAGCCGCTGTGGTTGTTTGCGGCACCATTTGGTGCAGTAATGATTCCTTCGATGTGGTTGTTAGCCGTTCGCCAGCGCAAGGGGAAAATGGTTGCCCACTATCGTGAGCGTATTGAGATCATCGATACCATTCTGCAAGACAGAGAGTGACCGAAGGGTTACCCGATATGAATGAACTGAATAAACCTGTTGTACAGGACAGCAAGATCGAGCTGTGGCTGTGGAGCCTGATCGTCATTGTCAGCATCTGCGTCGGGCTGATGGCAAGCCGCAGCGGTGTCGGTAACGCATTGATGATATGGTGTATCTCATTGATTAGCGGATTTTTCTATCTGACCCCGAGCTTTGTTGCCATTAGCCGAAACCACACAAATAAGAACGCCATCGTCGCACTCAACATCCTGCTCGGCTGGATGCTGCTGCCGTGGATCGGCGCATTGATCTGGGCGCTGACGCGCAACCGGGCGGCGGAGTTGATGGAGGCGCAGCAGACAGCCGCGCTAGAACGAGTTTGTCCGTTCTGCGCGGAAACCGTGAAGGCCGCCGCGCTTATCTGCAAGCACTGTCAGAGAGAATTACCGCCGCTCAAACATGGCGCAGCTCAACAACCGGGCGTCGCGCGACTAGAGCCGTCTTGAACAGTCATGTCCGCAACCGTCGCCGTAATGCTCTGCGTAGCGCGTAGGCTGGGTAGAGCGCCAGCGAAACCCAGCATTGCCGGCGTGTTGCTGGGTTTCGCTTCGCTCTACCCAGCCTACGGCCCTAACCCTGACGCTTTTGCCAAAGCGTTTCGGCGAGCGTGGATGCAAGCCGAGACGACTCACGAAGACGACGCAATTGATCAAGCTGTCCTTGGCGGTATCGAGTCAATGCTGGAAGTTCTGGAGGGCAATTGCCCGGTTCCGCTGGCTGTTCGTTCCCCGGACAAGGCCGCGCCGCCGGAGTGTTGATGGGTTTGCGTTTCATGATTTGTAGGTGATGTATGCCAGAAAGCCGAAAAAACAGATCGGAAACACGATCCACTCGCCGATGGCTTTGATTGTTTCAGCGTCCATTGAGCATCCTGCTGATCGTATCGAGCACCGTCCGCTCGGCTTCGGGTTGTAGCTGCGCGCTTTCGGGCGGGCCGGCGAAGGGGAGCCAGGGGCGGGCGGGGATGGCGACCTTGCGGCCCCGGCCGGCCATGCCGCCAAATTGATGGATGGCGGCATAGGGTACGTTGCTGCCGATCTCGGCGTAGTCCGGGCCGGTGTCGGTGGACAGGCTTTTGGCGAGGATGCCGGAGTCTTGCAGGATTTGCAGCACCGTCGCGCCCTTGCCGCCGCCCTTTTTCTGCCGCGCCTTGACCGTTGCCGGCGCCAGCGGCGGCACCCAATGCGGGCGGCCTTGTGCCTGGAAGTTTTGCCAGGTTTCGTCTTTGAGGTCTTCGCCGATGGCCCGCATCAGCGGCGCGGGGTTTTGCAGGATGGCAAGGATTTCATCCAGGGTGCGGCCTGCCTGGCCGGTGTTGACTTCGACGGTGAAGGTCATGGTTTGAATCTCAGCAGTCTTTGCAGTACAGTAGATATGCCTCCCGCACTGGACGGGCCAGACCGCTCGGACGCTTTGGCGTCAGCCCTGGATACCCGACTTTGTTGGAGGCTTTCTTTTGTCGTGACGCTGTGCAGATACATCCGTTTCGTGTTCATGTCCTTATGGACAAGGATGGTCACGATGTCGTCGATTCCGCCAATACGGACTGGCGCGGCGATATAGATGGAATCGACACGGCTGTTCCTGGCCTCGCGCAGCACAACGCGCCCGAGTTCGATCACGTCTTTCACCACAGCAAACGCATTGGCTTTCGCATAGTTCATGCCGTGGCCTAGAGAGTCCCTGACAGATCGCTCATCGAGCACCACAGCACCGATTTCAGGGCTGGTCGCCATGTTTCCCCAGGCGTCGAAAATCTCGGTCGCCCATTGGCGCAGCGCGGCGAAGCTGTTTGTTGGCGCGGCATTGATGGGGATTTCCTTGATCGGCTCGCCTTGCAGGAAGCGGGCTATCTCCGCTTCGTTTCGATAGAGCGCCGCTGCTTTCGCTGCAACTTCTTCCGCCGTGGCCGCTGTCACCGCGCCGCCCTTGGCTGCTTCCAGATACAGCGGTCGCAAGGCTTCCGGCGCTGTCGCTGCCCGCCGTTCCAGCCATTGGGCCTGCTGCTCGGCGGCGTTCCAGCCGGGGTTTTGATCCCAGCCGACGTCGGGGTAGAACCATTGGCCGTCCACGCGCACGGCGTTGCGGTCGATGGTTTCGCCGTTGATTTGGATGCTTTCGGTCTTGATGTCTTCCGCCGTGGTGGCGGATGGCGTGATGCCTTCGCGTTCGAGATTGGCATCGTTGAGGGCGCGGACGCGGCAGCGGCAGTTGAAGCCATTGGGCGGCCAGATGATTTTCCAGATCGGGTCGTCCCAGCGGTAGACCTTGCCGTTGAGGGCTTCGTGTTCGGGCCGGGTGCGGTTGTCGAGGATGGCGATGTATTGCCACCAGGGGCGGTGGTCGACGTTTTCTGCAAAGGCTTTGTAGTGGCCGGCCATGTAGGCGGATTGGACATTGGCCCGAAAAATGGTGCGCAGCCGGCTGTTGCTGCCTAACTGGGCGCCGGTTTCGGCATCCTTGCCCCACCAGCCGAGTTGTTGCAGGCGGGGTTTGAGGTTGTCCTTGAATTGGGCGAAGGTGCGGCCCTCACTGATGGCGCGGTCGACTTCGGCGTGGATGGCTTGCAGCACATCGAAGCTCGTGACCTTGGCGACGGTGAAGCTGGTGGCGTGCAGTTCCGTGGCGGTGTCGGTCCAGTTCCAGGCGAGGTGCGCGCCCTTGGCGCGGAAGTAGGCGACGGCGTCTTTGGGGGTGAGGGCGAAGTTGGCGCGGATCATGGGGTTGTAGGGGCGAATAATTATTCGCCCCTACTCTCCTGCGTCAGCCGCCCGAATGTCTCCGCACCGAACATGGCGTTGAGGAGGAGGTCGGCGAGCTTATCGAGGGGGATGTCGGGGAGCGCGGCGGTGGCTTTGGCTAGGGCTTCTTCGTAGCTATCAGAAGCGTCGATGGCGGCGGTCAGCGCCTCGATGATGGGCTGCATGGCGGCGTCGAGCGCGGCGTCTGGGATGGCGGCCAGGGCGCGGTCGATTTCGGCTTGGGCAGGGTCGGGTGGCGAATAATTATTCGCCCCTACGGCGGCATTTGGCCTTGTCGACTCACCTTCGGCGAAGGCGGATGCTTCGACCTCCCCCTCTCCCCGGCCCTCTCCCGCGAGGGGAGAGGGAGAGGTCGGATCGGTGGCGGGCGGTTTTTCGGCCACTGACCAGCCCTCCCCATACTTTGCCCGCACCGCTTCTTCGGCGAGCGTAAACCCCATGCCGGCGATGATGGCGTCGGTTTCGGCCATGGCTTTGAGATCGTCTTCTTCCTTGATCGGGCGGTAGACGGTGCACGGATTGATGCCGTTGAATTCGCACAGCCATTTGATGAGGGTACGGTTCAGGGTCTCAGAAATGAGATCGGCGTCGCTCTGCACTTGAGTAAGCAGTCCGCTGACGCGCTCTTTACTGGCGGCGGCGAGGGCGCCGCCGGATTCGCCGCGTTCGTCCTGGCAGAGGAGGACGGCGGCGATTTCGTCGTTCATGGCACGGCGCAGGGTTTCGTGGACGTTGGTGGCGGCGCTGCCGTTGGCTTCGATAAGGTCGATCAGAACGCCTTCCGGCGTCATGACGAAGCCGTCGTGGCTGAAAGCGCGCAGGGCGTCGGCTAAGGTGTTTTTTTCTGGCTGCTTGGCGTCTGTCGGGTAGCGACCCCAGGGCGTCGGCGTGCCGAAGCGGTCGGCGAACTTGGCCCATGCCGCCGTCGCCTTCCTCTTGAAAAATACCGGCCAGTAGAGTTGCAGGCCAAGGCCGGTGCCGTAGGGGTTATCGTCGCGCGGGTGGATGCGGTGCACGATGAATTTTTTGTCGGGCAGCGGAATGCCCTCGACCATGTTGGATTCGACCAGCAGCCGCAGTTCCGGCGCGCCGCCTTCGATATCCTTGAAGACGAAGCGGCTTTGCCGGCGTACGGGCAGTGATCTGGGTATCACAATGCCGTCGACGATGTCCCAGACGATTTCGACGACGCCGAAGCCGGCCAGCAGCACGGTTTCGGCGAGGTCGGCCCAGAGGCGGTCGAAGGCGAATTTACCGAGCAGCGCGGTGAGGCGCTCGGCGCTCTCGCTGTCGCCCGCATCGACCGGCGCGACAGACCAGGGGCTGGAAACCAGGACGCCGACGCGCTTTTGCAGGCAGAAGCGGACTTTGCCATCCTTGATGAGGTCGAGGTAGAGATCGAGATCGGCGCCGCGCTCGCGCAGGAAGGGATCGTTGGGGCGGATGATGCCGAGGTAGTCCTGTTCCCAAGGGTCGAGGCGGCGCGGGGCGGCTTCGGAGGTGAGTTCGTGGGATAGGGGCGAATGATTATTCGCCCCTACGGGACGGCGCGGCGTTGTAGGGGCGAAAAATTTTTCGCCCCGACGGGCGGGCACAAGACCTGTCCCTACGGATTTGCGGGTAACGCGCGCCATGTCAGTCTTCCCCCGTCAGTTTGGCAATGGCTTTGCCGGCTTCCTTGCCGCCGGCCATGCCGTAGGTGGCGGCGGCGATGGCGCCGGCCTGGGCGGTCGCCTCGGCCTGGCGCGTCTCGCGGTAATAGAGTTCGAGCTGGCGCATGGTGTAGTTCCTCAAGTCCCGCTCGCGGTGGCCGTGGCGGATGAGGGCGGCGAAGACGCTGCCCCAGTTGATTCCAGCGCGGCGCTGATGAGGGCGAGTTCTGCCGGGCGCCGCACCCGCCGGAGAAAAAAATTGCAATTGACGCTCCACCAGGTGATGGCAAGCGCCTCGCCTTCTTCGCTTTTCAGGGCGTCGACCCATGCCGGCGGGCGGTCGCAGGCGGCGGCGAGGAGGATACGGAAGGCTTCGGCTTCGCTGGCAATGGCGTCGAGCAGGGCGGTGAGGGGGTCTGGGGGCGAATAATTATTCGCCCCTACGAGGTCGGTGGATTCGCGCCTCGCCGCGGCGATGGCATTGGCGAGCCGGGCCAGTTCGCCGCCGAGCTTCAACTGCTTGCCGAAGCTGTATTCGCGGACAGTGACGGTTTCACCGGAGAGCGTGAGATCGCGCGAGGAAAAGAGGACGGCGAGATCGTCCGGTGGTGCTTCTTGGGCGGGTTGTTTTTTCGGGAGCTTGGTGGCCATGGTTTTTCCGGGAAGGGTTGGAGGCGCCGGCCCCGCGGCGGAGAGTAGAACGCCGCTGGCCGGCTGCCGGTGTTGTTTGGCGCTGCCCTCACCGCCGGCTGGAGAGCATGGGTTCATGCGCCTCATGTCTAGGCCGCATCGTGGCTATTGCCGGCGCCGACGGAAAATAAAACGTTTTATTTTTGTGACGCGCGCGCGCAGGCCAGACTGGCGGGGCATCCACAGCAGAAACTACCGGAAACCCGCCTATGCCCCACCTCATCGGCTTCGTCGACGACAGCACACAGCTCGCGCACAAGGCGCTGATCGCTGTCATCAAGCAGTTCGCCAGCGCCAACGGCTGGCAGGTGATGCGCGACCTGACGCCGAGCGACGGCGCGCATGAGTTGATCCTCAAGGGGCCGGGATACTCCGGCACGGAGGAGATTTTTGTGGGGGTGAAATCCTACGAGAACGTCAACACCGATTACTACAACCTGGCCTTCATGGCCTGCGTCGGCTATGTGGCCGGCAACACCTTCGAGACCCAGCCGGGCGTGCGCATTTCCGGCTGCCCGGGGCATAACAAGCGGATCGACTACTGGATCAGTCTTTCGCCGCAGCGCATCGCCGGGGCGCTCAAGGTCGGCACGCCGGTGTATGAGTCGTTCTACGTCGGCAAGATGTTCCCCTACGCCCGGCCCTCGCAGTACCCGCTGCCGCTCGTCTGTGCCTCGATGTTGAACGGCGCGGCGGCGACGCGATATTCGGATACGACGCATTCCATGCCGTACAAGGGTAACCGGGCGAATTGCGCCATGCGCTTTGTCGATGGGCTGTGGCAGACGCCGTATTGCCATCCCTGGGGGCAGACCAATGCCTACAGCGACAGCACACGCGATACGAACGGGGTCTATCCGTTGATCCCAATAGAACTGAATAGCGCGAACGGCATGTTCGGCTGCCTGGAGGGCATCAGCCACATCAGCGGTTTCAACAACATCGTGGAGAACACGGTGACGCAGGGCGGCCAGACCCATGTGGTGATCCAGGATGTCAGCCGGACTGGATTCGCCGATTACTACGCCCTGCGGCTCGATGCGAACCCGTAGGGGCGAATGATTATTCGCCCCTACCCATAGGAGGAAACATGGCGTATCTGACTGGCACGGCAAACAGTTTGCAGGATTTGCAAAACGCCTTTTTCGCTGGCCTGCAATCGGCTGGCATGGGTTGGTCAGTGGATGTCGGCTCAGGGATGGCGAGCAAGGGGGCGATCAATCTATTTGCCGAGGTGGTCAATCTCGGCACGATGAACTTAAGCAACGTGCGAATTCAGAATCGTAACCTGATCCGATTCCGCGTGAACGACGCGCCGATTGCTCAAGCTGTCGGCGATATGACCGATACTCCCGTGGCGCAGTCAGGCCCAAATTACGGTATCGAATTTCCCTGCTCCTGGCACCTGCACGTCAACACCGCGCCCGACGAGATGTATTTTTTCGTGGGCTACAACATTACGGATTGGCAGTGGTTCGCCTGCGGTTGCTCGTCGGCGCCAGGGATCACCGGGACGGGTGTCTGGGCCAGCGGCACCAAACCAGTGCTACCGACAGGAAACACGCTAAATCAAAGCAACTCGGCCAACTTTATCAGCCAGAATTTTACGATTTCCAATACGGCCGGCGGGCAGCAATACAGATCGTCCGGCGGTCTATTTTGGACGACAACTTTTACCAACGCTGGATTCAGCAACGTCGGGAACGGCAACAATGTGCAGGCCAGCGTTTTCCATTCCGGCATGCCTGTGGTCGATGCCAATCATCAGATCAATGGCTGGACGGATTACGTGGTCGGCATCTCGGCGGTGAGCACGCACGTGAGCAGTCAGCCAAACGCATGGAACGCCGAGAGCCTCCTGATCCCGATACGGGTTTTCGAGAACCGGCCGGAGTCGAAATGGTCGATTGTCGGTGAACTCCGCCACTGCCGGTATTTCCGCATCGACAACCATGCGCCGACCGAGTTGATTGCGCTCGGCACTGACCAGTGGCGTGTCTATCCGTGGTTCAGGAAGGATTTGACGAACCGCAACGGCGGGCAAAACATATTTCACACCGGTACATTCGGCTGTGCATTAAGGGTATGACGTGGCGACCCTGACCGGCTGGCTGCCCGATCCGTCGATATTCATCAGCGTTCAACCCGCCCATTTCAGTGACGATCTCGACCGCTTTGCCGGAACGGTTGGCTTCCCTTTCTTTTCATCCACGTCGCCGGCCAGCCAGAATGACTGGACTGACGCGACGCCCTCCATCGGCGGCCAGGGTTTCGACTATCTCTGGCAATCCGGGCCGGGGCTTTTCTCGGTGCTGGCGCGTAATCTGCCAGTCGCCGCCAATGGCCGGCCTGTCGGCGGTCATGTGGCGCTCTCCTACTTCGACGACTACTACAACCGCATCCACCTCGGCCCGGCGTCGGTGGATGTCGGCAATGTGGTGTCCACCGTTACCCGCCAGTTCTACATCTGGAACGCGAATCTCGTACCGCGGACGCTGATCGCCGTCGACAACATTCCCAGCGGCGTGCTGCTGGCGCCGGTCGATGGCTCGCCGCTGCCATCGATCTATGCCGCGTTGCAGGAGCGCGAGTGGGGGTTGACTGTTTTATCGAGCGGTTCGAGCCGCATCGACAGCAACATCGTTTTCGATTTCGCCGAGAGCAACGATCCTATCCTGCGCCTGGTCGGCCAGCGGGTGATCGCCTGGGCCTGGCCGCCGGACTGGTCGGAGGGGATCAGCGAGCGGCTGGAATGGCTGACCGATGTGCTGGTTTCCCGTTCCGGCGCCGAGCAGCGTCGGGCGCTGCGCATCGCGCCACGGCGTAGTTTCGAGGCGCGGTTTGTAGTCGAGGCCGGCAGTTTCCAGAACCTCGGCCTCATGCTCGCCGCCTGGGGCGCGAATGACTGGGCGCTGCCAATCTGGCCGGATGGCCAGTTGCTGGCCGCCAATTTAGCCGCCGAGGCCACAGCCATCCCCTGCGCCACCGCTTACCGGGATTTTCAGCGCGGCGGCATGGCGCTTCTGATTCCCGGCGACATCGATAGCGCCGGGCCGCTGACGGCAGAGGCGGTGGAGGTCGAGGCGGTGAGCGCCAACCAGATCACGCTGGTGCGACCGACGCAAAACCACTGGCCGGCCGGATCGCGCCTCTATCCGGCGCGCGCCGCGCGCTTGGCGGAAACGCCGACGCTGGCGCGCAAAACCGACCGCACCGCGACGTTTTCGGCGCGCTTCGAGGTGCTTGATGCCTGCGACTGGCCGGAAACTTCACCCGCTGACAGCTACCGTGGTCGCCCGGCGTTTTTCGAGCGGCCCAACGAGGTTGAGGATTTGTCCGATTCGGTGGCGCGTATCTTGTCGGAACTGGATAATCAATTCGGCAAGCGCAGCCGCACCGATGTGGCCGGGGTTGGCTTCGTTACCCAGTCGCACCGCTGGTTCCTGCATGGGCCGGCGGCACGGGATGGGTTCCGGCGGCTGGCCTATTTCCTGCGCGGCCGGCAGCGCTCGCTATGGCTGCCGGCCTGGGCCGAGAGTCTGACTCTGGATGCCCCCGCATCCGGCTCGGTGCTGCGGGTGAAGCGCTGCGGTTATGGCCGCTTCGGCGTCGGCCGGCTCGGCCTGACCGACATCGCCATTGAGTTGAACAACGGCTTACGCCTGCTGCGCCGCATCACAGCCGCCAGCGAGGATATTGAACTCGACCAGGATGTGCTGGCCATCGAGCCGCCGCTACAGACGGCGATCCTGCCGGCGGAGGTGGCGCGCCTCCACTTTTTACGCGCCATGCGCGCCGATGCCGACGAGGTGACCATCCGCCATCACGACGACCTGGACGGCCTGGCTGAAGCTGAAATTGTGTTTCGAGGGGTACGCGATGACGTTCTCTGACCAGGAATATTCCCTCGCCGAAGGCCGCCCGGCCAGGCTTTACCTGTTCGAGCGCGGCCCCGCCGCCTGGGCCTATACCAGCGCCGACCGCGACATCCGTTTTCAAACCTGCGATTACCGCGCCGTGCCGATTTCCGACGATGGCATCCGCCAGACCGGCGAAACCTCCGCCGACGCGCTGACGCTAACGGGACCGGACGATCTGGAGGTGGTCGGCATGTTCGTCGGCCATCCGCCGAGCGACGAAATCTGGCTGACCATCCGGGATTTTCACCATGGCCTCGCCGATGCCGCGGATAACGCCCTGATCGTCTGGATCGGCACCGTTCAGGCGGTGCGCTGGACCGCCCCCGGCCAAACGGAAATCGTCTGCAACTCGCTCGCCGCCAGCATGGGCCGCAATGCGCTGCGCCTCGCCTACGAGCGTAACTGCCCGCACACCATTTACGACATGGCCTGCCGGGTTTCCCGCGCCCTGCACCAGATTCAGACGACGATCACGGCGCTGGATGGCGCCACCGTCACCGTCGCCGGGCTGCCCAGCAGTAACTACGCCGGTGGCTATATCGAGTGGGCGACGCCTGCCGGCGTGGTCGAGCGCCGCGCCATCGAGGCACAGGCTGGGCTGAAACTGACGCTGCTTTCCGGCACCGCCGGCATCCGGGCCGGGCAAACGATTTCCGCTTTTCCCGGTTGCGATCAGACGCGGGCGATGTGCGCGACGGTCTACAACAACCTCGACAACTATGGCGGATTCCCGCACATGCCGGGGATTTCGCCGTTCGAGAACAACCCGTTTTTCTAAAAGGCGAGACCTATGTTTCAACTTTTCATATTGATCGTCTCCCTGGTCATTTCGGTACTGACCGCGCCCAAGCCGAAGAACGCCAAGCCAGCGGCCTTTTCCGACATCGACCTGCCGCAGACCGCCGAGGGTTCGGCGCAAATCTGGATATTCGGCGACGTCTGGGTCAGCGACTGGATGGTGCTGGGTGCCGGCAACTGGCGGATATCGGCGATCAAGACGAAATCCGGCAAATGAGCCGGCAAATGATGATTACCGCTGCCGATCTCGCCGCCGTGCCGTTCGCCGGCAAGCAAGGCTATTGCATGGCCGGCTGCCGCCAGTGGGCGGCGCGGCATGGGTTCGATTGGGCGGATTTCGTGCGCGATGGCATTCCGGCGGAAGCCCTGATCGCCACTGGCGACGCGCTGGCGATTGCCGTGGTGGAATGGAAATCTGGTTTAACCCCCTCGCCCCGCTTGCGGGGAGAGGGTTGGGGTGAGGGGTAAAGCATGGGCAGCGGTAAAAAGGTCACCATCGGCTACTGGTATTCGATGGGCCTGCATATGGGCCTCGGGCGCGGGCCGCTCGACGAGATCAGGGAGATCGTGGTCGGCGACAAAACGGCCTGGACTGGCAGCGCCAGCGGCAATGCCGAGTTCCAAATCAACCAGCCCAACCTCTTCGGCGGCGAGAAAAAGGAAGGCGGCATCGTCGGCCCGCTCAAGGTTTTGATGGGCGATGTCGATCAGCCGGTGTTCCCGCGTCTGGCGGCCATGCTGGGTGGCTTGGTGCCGGCCTTCCGCGGCGTCGCCAGCGTGTTTTTCGATGGCCGCATTTCGGCCATGACGCCCTACCCGAAGCCATGGAAATTCCGCGTGCGGCGCACCAACGCCGGTTGGGAGAACGGCGCCTGGTACCCGGAGCGGGCAGCCATCTGGCTCGCCGGCAACCAGATCAAGGCCATGAATCCGGCCCATATCCTGATGCAGCTCTACACCGATACGAAGAACGGGCGCGGC